TCGCGATCGAAGGTCTTCACCTCCTTGTAGGCAGCGTTGCCGATCGCGGTGAAGGTGCCGCCGGTGACAGCAGTGAACGTGCTGTTATCGGCAGATTCCTCGATGCGGAACGTCAGATCAGCGGCGGCGCCAGCAGCGGTGCCGGCCAGGATGATCTGAACGTCGCCGTCGTACTCAAGGAGATCGACGCCGGTCTGGTTGCCGGTGGCGGTGATGGTGGTAGTAGCCAGCAGCGTGAAATGCTGCAGCTTCTCAAGCGTCTGTTGAAAGACTCCCATTGGTCCTCTTGCGGGTGGATTTGCGGAAAGGCTGCGGGCAAACTGCCGGGGCCGGCTCCACAATCGGAGCCGGCTGCGCTTTGCCCATGTTCATCAGAGCGGTGGCGTCCGATTGCTCGGTATCAACCACCTGCCCTGCCTTGACAGCCACGCCCCTGATGGACGTGTCCTTAAGGATTTGAATCAACATCACAGGGTGTTGTTGCCGCGGCAGAAGCCTTCAGGGTGACGGACCGCAAAGTCCACATCCTGCAGGGCCACCACGCGCACGGTGCCGCTGGTGCTGTGGGTGTAGGGATCCACGGTGAGATCCAGACCAGACCACATGGCCATGATCAGCTGGCTCCACACGGCAAAAAAGATGTCGTTGGTAGCCACCTGGTTGCTTACCACGGCGTTGTAGCCGTTGACGGTGCCGCCGGGCTCAAACACATAGGCGCCGGTGTCGGTGCCCTTGTCCTTAGTCTTCAGAGCGCCGCGCATGGAGGCGTTCATCAGGTAGGCCATAGCGCCGATGTCGGCGTTATCGGCAGCGATCAGGCTCTCCATGTCCACCACCTCGGCGTAGGTCGGGGTGTTGGCGGCGAAGTCCTTGGTGTTGATGCCGGTGGTGAGCTTGATGCCCAGAGGCTGGTTGGAGTTGCCCAGGCCGTAGAGACCCACACGGTCGATCTCGAGTGCCAGCACGGTGGCGAGATCTTGGCGGATCATCTGCTCCACGTCGATGCTGGACTGCAGCATCAAGCGGCGGCTGTAGTCGGTGAAGGCGCCCACGGTCTTGGGGCTCAGGTTCACCTGATCGACGGTCTGGTTGCTCTCGGTGGGAGAACCGGACTCAGCCACCCAGTAGGCGGTTGCAGCGCCGGTCTGGCGGGGGATCGCCACGTTGCCGGAAAGGCCGGTCAGCGAGGTGACGCCCAGACCAGCAAGGGCGGAGCGGTTGCGCAGCAGCTCGATGAAGGAGCCGGGGCGGAAGTCGGTGCCGACTAGATCACCAGCCGAAGCGGCGGAGCCGACGGTCAGGTCGCGGCGCAGCACCTCGTTGGGCACCATGATGCCCTGCGCGGTCTTGCCGGCCTTGGCGGCAGCAGCCTCGGAGCACTCACGCTCGAAAGCGGCGGCTTCCCACAGCTTGCGGTCCTGGGGGTTGGCCAGTGCGTTGATGGCGCGCTGGAAGGAGAAGCTGCGCACCTCCTTTTCGGTCATGCCAACGTCGGAGGCCTTCTCAGCCACGGGCTCAACCTTGGCGCCGATCTTCTCGAGCACAGCAGCGCGAGCCTCGTCGAGGCTGCGGCCACCCTCGATCAGCTGGCGGCCGAGATCAGCCATGCCGTGCTTTTCGGTCAGAGCAGTGATGCCGGAGATACGGGCGCGCTCAGCCTTGGCAGCCTCTTGAGCCGCTTCAGCCCGCACCGCCGAGATGTCGGGGGTGTTTTCCATCGGAACCTCAGGTTCTGGTTGGGGGGTTGGTGATGCGGCGGAGGCCGCAGGATCGGCCTCAAGAGACCGACCCACACCCACAGTGGGGTCTGCAGGTATGCTAACCACGCTCACTTCATACGGAGCCCAGCTGGTAGCGACGAAATCACCGCTGCCGCGTTGCTCCATGTCGTTGATCGCGTAGCCAAAGCTCACATTACGCAGCACGCCGTCTCGCACATCCGCGAGCACTTCTTGCGCGAAGGCGTTGCGGCTGAACTTCACCTTGGCGTAGCCGCGTTTCTTCTTGCCGTCGATCCACGCGCGCTCGACAACACCGATCACCTTGTCGGGATCGTGATTGAACAGCAGCGGCGCAGAATCATTTAGCCGCGAGAGATCAGCGCTGCGCTCATCGTGGCTCAGCACTTCATTGCCGAAGTAGCGAGCGACAGGAAACTCGCTCGAAAAGGGGAACTCAATCGACCGCTCGTCTTCGCTGACCGTGAAGTCAGCAACCTCAGAGCGTTTCAACAGTTGCCCTTCAAGGTCACGCGATAGATCCATCGGTGTTGTCCGGGTTGTCTGTCCCATTATCGTCAGCCACTGCTGCGTTACCGGCCGGCACCACATCGGCGCTCGGGTCGGTGTCGAACTTCAGGTCCAGCTGATCGGCATCGTCCAGCTCCTGCCGGCGTGCGCGCATCAGCTCTTCAAGGTCGCCGCCTTGCTCCGCGACCACCTCGCTCAGGGTCTTGAAGCCGTTGCGCACCGCCAGCGCGTAGGCCTCCACCTCCTTGGCAGGGTCCACCCATGCCCAGCCGCGGGGCATCCACCGCACCGCCTTGTAGCGATCGGCCTGCAGCTCGTAGTTCGGCAGGGGCAGCGCACCGCTCAGCACGGCCATGTCGAGCCAGGCATCAAACACCCGCTGGTGCAGGTTCTCGATCAGCCAGTTCTGCAGGATGCGCCAGTGATCGCGGTCCTCCAGCAGGCTCAGCCGGCTGCTCGAGTAGTTCGTCTGGCTGAAGTCGCGGCTGATCGTCTCGTAGCTGCAGCCCACACCGGCCGCCATTGCCCGCAGCATCGCCCGCAAGAACGGCTCGAACTGCCCATCCGGGGCATCGAGCTGCGGCACGCTGACCGACTCGCCGGGCGCCAGATACTTAAACACGCCGGGCTCGAAATTCGACACCCGCTCGCCGTTCATCACCTCATCGCCCTGCAGCTCACCTTCGGGGCTGGTGATGAAGCCCATCAGCGCCGAGCTCGCACGCGCGCGCACCACCTCCGCCTGCTCGTAGCCCTGCAGGTGATGCAGCCGCTGGATCGCGCTGGCGAACCACGTCACGCCGCGGGTCTGCCCCGGCCGCTCCATCCGGTAGAGGTGGATCACCTCCTCGGCCGGCACGCGCTTGTGCCGCTGCGTCGAGATCTGCTGGTTGCTGAACTGATAATCGCCGGGGTGATAGGCGAGGAAGTGATAGGCCACCGGGCGGCCCCAGGTGTCCACCTCGACGCCCATCCTGATTTCATTGCCCTGCTGGCTGCGGCCGTTGAGCCCGTCATCCAGCAGATCAGCCTCGAGCACCTCGATCGCCAGCGGCACGCTGCTGCCGCCGAACGGCTGCTTTACCAACCGCACGAACACCTCGCCGGACTCGGCGCACGCGCGCACCACCAGCCGCTCGATGTCGTGGAACGTCAGCTTGCCGCCGGTGTGGCAGTGCCGCGCCTTGATCCACTGGCGCCATGCCTGCTCGATCTGATCGTTGATGCTGGAGTCGAGCCGCCCGCCGCGCAGCATCCGCACCTGCGCCTGAAACGGGATGCCCTGCCCCACCACGTTGCCCTCGATGGCACGCAGCGCCTGCCTGGCGTAGTCGTTGTCGCGGCACAGCTGCCGAGCCCGATCGCGCAGCTTTTGCGCCGAGCCGTACACCTCGCTGTCGGCGCTGGTGTTGCCCGTCACCCAGTCAGCCGTCAGCCGCGAGAACTTCGCGCCCTCATACATCCGCCGCCGCGGTGCCTTCACCGGTTCCGGTGTTCCGCGCTGCAGCCAGCCCAGAATTGCGCTGCGAACGCCCATCAGAACCTCACGAACAGGTTGTGTGGGCTTCCGAGCCCATTTGAGACCATTGTGGCCGCCTGTTCGCGCTTAACCTCCGCCTTCAGCTTGCTCTCCAGCTGAATCAGGTCCGCCATTTCGTACTTCTTCAGGCTGCGCGTGCCGATCTTGTACTCCTGCACCACGCCGCCGGAGACGATCGCGCGGATCGCCGCCTGCACCGCTTCAAGATCCTTCTGCGCCTGCGAACGGCCATCGAAGGCCGCCGGGCTGCCCGTGTAGCTGAGGCCAGCCAGCACCTGCAGCTGCCCCGAGCCGATCGTCAGCTTGTCCGCGCCGCTGGTGGCCAGCGCCTGCCAGTACCACTGCCCTGCATCGAAGCCCGCGCTGGTGGTCGCGGCGATCGTGAACTGCCAGCCCTCGCCCGCGCTGGTCCCCACCACCGTCGCGCCTTCGCTCGCGGTGTTGGTGCGCAGGTAGTACGTCAGCGTCCAGCCGCTTGATGCGATCGCAGCGCCGAGGTTATCGCGTGCCGCCTCATCGCGCCACGTCACCGTGTCACCGGCCCTGATTTGCGCGGGGATGTTCACGGCCTCACCAGCTGGTAGCGAACGCAGGCGCTTTGCCCTTGCCAGATCTTAGCTGCGGCTTGCTCGCACCATCAGCTGCCTTCTGCAGCCTTGCTTCCAGCTGATCCCAGATACTTCTGCGATCAAACCTCTGATACATCCGATTTAATCCCGCATACGCATAGACCAGGCAATCCAGCGCCTCGTTCCGTGCGCTTGGCTTCTTCACCCATTCCCTCACGGGGAAACCCTTCACGTACCGCAGCGCCTGCTTCTCAGCCGTCAGCTGCTCGAAATACTCACCGCCCGTCTGCGCATGGAAGTGCAGGTAACCCTCGCCGGGTTCGTTGTGCTTCAACCTGCCGAACAGCGTGGTCTTGATCGTGTCGCCACCCACCGGCCACACCTGCGCGCCGCGCTTCAGCGTTTGCCCCTTGGCGTTGATGTCCACCTTGCCCGGCTTGCCGATCGGCGGCTTGCCCCGCTGGCTCTGACCCTTGATCGCAATCACACCCACACCAGCGCGCTCCCGCGCGTACTGGTACACCTCTGCCGTCGCGTGGCCGCCTGAGTCCACCGCCACCACATCCGCCCGCAGCTTGCCGCCGCTCGCGTGCTCCCATTCGTGCAGCACCAGCAGATCGAGCTGCTTCCACACCTCCGCTTGGCACGGGTCGCCCGCGATCTCCTGGTGATCGATCAGCCAGCCCTCCTCGCCGCGGCCCCAGCCCCACACGCTCACCGCCAACCGGTCACCGGCCGAGCCGCCACCGCCCTGCACGTCCACGCCGATCGTCACCGCCAGCACGCCATCCGGCAGCCTGCCGCCCGCATAGGCCTCGCAGCGCTCCAGCAGCGTGCTCGCGCTCACCTTGCTGGCGAAGTCCTCCTCCCATGTCTCCGCCAGCCGTGTGTTGACGAAGCTCTTCAGCATCGGTGCATCCGACTTCGCCCGCAGGAAGTCGTCCACCATGTCCGCCCAGCTCAGCCAGCCCAGCGGGCTGTAGAGCCCCGACAGCTGGAAGCCGGCCGTCTTGCCGTCGCTCGGCGCCGTCGCGCGCCATTCGCCCTGCCGCAGCATCGCTGGCTTGTGGATCTCGGCGAAGCGCTCATGGCAGTGCTCGCATTCGTAGACCGCCGTGCTCGGGTCGTTCTTCTCCCACTTCAGCTGCGGCCACTTCAGCCACTGCATCGCGCCACAGCTCGGACACGGCACGAAGAAGCGCCGCTGGTCGCTGCGTTCGTACTCCGCCTCGATCCGGCTGAAATCCTTCACGGTCGGCGTGCTGGTGAGCAGGATCTTCCGACGCGCGAACGTAGTCGCACGCTTCTCCGCCAAGCTCACCGGATCGCCCTCCCCGTCCACATCAGCCGGGAAGGCGTCGATCTCATCCATGAAGATGTAGCGGCACGGGGTTGAACGCAGACCGGTGGCTGAGTTCGCCCCGGTGAGCAACATCATTCCGCCTGGATACTCTTTCGCAAACATCGTGTTGCCCGAGTCCCTTGAGCGGCTCGGCGCGATCTTCTCGGCCAGCACCGGCGTTTCGCTGATGAGACTCTCGAGTCTCTGCTTGCTCAGCCTCTTGGCC